CGAATAGAGCTCACCGGCCAGCGCCGACGAGATAGAAACGTGGGTATTCATTATGTTGTCTCCAGGTGCTGGAGGCCGCTGGACGTTATTCTCCAGACGCGGCCCCAGCCCGTTGTTCCGTGGACCGTCAGGAGCCCGAGGCAGGCCGCGATGGCGACTTGTTCGATGTGGCGACGGGCGAAGTCCGAACGGGTTGTAAAGGGGGCCTCCCAGGCCCTTTTCAGGATCGGGAGGACTTCGGCGGGACGATCAGTGGCACTCTGCCCAATTGTCCCCGATTTTGGCATCGCCATCGGTTGGGCATCTCCAACTTGGGAAGGGGTTTCCGGCCTTGCGGGCGGTCTCCACCAGAATGTTTGCGACTTGCTCTTCGAGGCCCTTGGGGGCAGCAATCTGGAGCTCATCGTGTATCCAGCCAAGGAAGACGAAATCGCCATCCCAGCCGTGCTTCAGGCCCGCAGCGAGCAAGGCGTCCTCAGCATCACAAATCCATTGCTTGCATAGGATCGCACCGGCCGACTGAAGGAGCGTATTGAGCGCAGAGTGCTCAGAGCGCACGGGGAGCTTTCGGCCGTCGAGGCCCTTGAGCCACCCCTTGCGGGCAGCAGACTTAACGGCCGCAATGAGCTTGGCGAGCGCCGGGAACTTAGCGAGGAAGCGGGCCCGCAGTTGCGAACCGGCCTTAGCGCCCTTTCCGACGATGGAGCCGAGTTTGGCGTCCCCTGCCCCGTAGAGAAATGCGTAGATGAAGGTCTTGGCGACCGATCGCATCTTCTTGTGGGCCGGATGGTTCTCCTCGTCGCGGACAGTGTCGTCCGGGAGGCCGAATAGTGCCTTGGCGTTTTCCCAATGGACGTCACCATTTAGGACCACGTCGATATAGGCGCCGCCGTCGAATGCGGCGATAAAGGACCCAAGACAGCGCAGCTCTAGCCCCGCTTGGTCCGCCCCTATCTGCTTCCAGCCAGCGAGGACGTAGAATAGCGCTCGACAGTCCCATCCGAATTCCGCACCCACAGAGGGGACTTGGGAGACGTTAGGGTCGAAGTGTGTCGCACGGCCCGTTGCAGCGCCGTTAGTATTGTAACGTCCATGGATTTTTCCTTCACTGGTTACGAGCTTCAGCCAGGACTTGTTGCCTTCGCCGAGTTGCCCGATGCGCTTTTGGATGAGGAAGTACCGGGCGAGTGCCTTGGCCTCCGGGTACGGAAGGGCCTGGAGGACATCATCGTCCACCTTGGGCTTGCCGTTCGCGGTGTACCCATCGTCTTTGGGGACCCAGCCATATTTGGCCTTCAGCCGGTCAATGATGTGATCGCGGCTCGACGGATTGAATTCGATGGTCTCGAAGCGCTCCACAGGAACGCCAGCGATGTAGCCCTTGGTCTTGTTGTTCCGCTTGGGGATGAAGTCCTCAAGTTGGACGGTCCAAGGCGGGAACAGCGAGCGGAGGGACTGAGAGAGCTTCTCGCGCTCAGCACACAATTCGCCGTAAAGGCGCTCAGCGGCCTCCCGGTTGAACGGCCAGCCATTGCGCTCGATCTTGGAGCACAAGCGCTGCACGCGCATTTCGAGCAGGACGCTTTGAGGCGAGGGCTCGAAGGACATCAGGTGCCGGTAGAGCTTGAGGTTCAAGCGGCCGTCCTGGATCATGTAGTCATGCATGGCCGGGGACCATCGGGCCCAAGGGTCCAGCCCTGCGGCCTTCATTTCCTTGGCGTAGTCGCCCTTCCGGTCCTCCCCGAGCCTGTAGCCCCAGGCTTCCAGCGAATGGACGCCGACGAACTGGCCGGGGAACTCATGGGGCTTAGGGGCCGTGAAGGCCGATGAGGTCTCTAGGGCCCGGTCGAACTGAAGCTTCCAGTCCTTCCACTTCTTGGCGAGCGGGAAGTCCGTTGCCTTGATGTCCGAGAAGACCAGCTTGGCCAGATTGACCGTGTCGATCATCTGTTCAGCCGGAGGGATTGGAATGCCCTTCAAGTGCTCGATGACGACGGCGTCGTAGCCGATGATGTTGTGGCCGACGAAGCGCCCACCGTCCGTAATGATCTTTCGGTAGACCTTCAGGAACGTAGGGACGTCGTTGGGCTTGAAGTCCCATTCTTGGCCCGTGTTTGCGTCGATCAGGATCGCGCTGTGGATCGTAGAGACGTCGGGCATCAGCCCGTTGGTCTCGATGTCGTAGACGTAGTCGCTATCCCAGACGCGGGACAGCAGCGCCTTCGCGTCAACCGACGCGGGCGGGTATTCGATATTCAAATGGGGTACTCAGTGCCTCTCGCTGGAGGCGATCGTGGGTGCTGCCTTAGGGCAGGAGAAATTCGCAGGGCGCTTCGAAGGCCTGCCAGTCCCAGCCGGGATACTTTTCGGCCGTGAGGCGAGCGTAGCGCTTGACGGAGCCGCGCATGGACAGTGGGGTAAGCCGCTCACGGCGCAACCGAAAGACCTTGTTGGCTTTGTCGTCCGTGTATTCCAGCGGGGGTAAAACGGTCGTGCCGCTGCCATCGTAGGACAGGCGGCAGATGCCATAATCGAAGCGATCGACAATCTGGGCGGTGTCCCAGCGGACGAAGACGGCTTGCACCGGCAGCGCCCGAATGCCCGCAAAGGGCTTCAGGGCCTCAGGCATCTGGATTTCCGCCACGGCGACGACCTCAAGGTTTTGGTCCTCCGGGTAGACGGTCAGCTCTGTGGGATCGAAGGCGACGGTAAGTCCCGCTTCGGTCAGGGAGGCCATTGCGTCCTCTGCGGCCTCCAGGTCATCGGCCGCGATAAAGACGTCGAAGTCCTTAATGGGTCGGTCGTTGTCGAGGTCACGAAGAGCACCACCCGCCAGCACGGCAGTAGGACACACGGCGCGGATAGCCAGAACCGCAGCGGTCCAGCTCGAAGGAATTTGCATTGTTGGAAACCTAGAAATCGTTGCCCTCGTAGGGCGGAAAGCTGGTGCCTTCGTCATCCTGGACCGGGAATTCGCTCTCTATGAGCTGGCCGGTCTCGCGGTCGAAGCGAAGGCACATGGTGTTGCCGTTGGCGCGGCCGGTGTAACGGTCCTTCACGCAGCGGAAGGTGCTGTAGTTCCGCATGGCCGGGTCCTTGTGCTGGGTGTTCCGCTCAAGCCCGAAGGCATAATGCGGCCAAGCGCCCATGGCCCGCGAGCCCTTGAATTGGTTTAGACGGACCTGTCCGCCTTCCTCATGGCTGGGCCCACCGGACCCTGCGTCCTTGAGGTGGCACAGGAGGATGATGTTGATCGCCAGCTCTTGGGAGAGCAGCGCCATTTCCTTGATGATCTTTTCAACCGACTGGCGCTCGTTCTCTTCGTCCACCAAGGCCGTAAGGTTGTCGAGGTAGACGACGCGGACGCCTTCAGCGATGGCGAGGTAGCGGATTTTGGCCTTGACCTCTTCCCACTCCGTCGAGGCGAAGTTGCCGCCGAAGATCAAGTTCGGAGAGGCCTCCAGGGCGTCCAGCGCCTCGTCCAGCTCTTCTTGCGTGTAACCGCCCTCCTCCATCGGAATGTGGAAAGGTCGGCCCTTCAGCTTGCCAGCAAGGCGCTTCAGGGTCTCAACGGGCGGCTGTTCCAGATAGATAACCGCAGTCATCACGCCCAGGACGAGAGCGTCATAGGCGATGGACTGAGTGGTCCAGTCGGTCTTCCCAATGCTGTTCCCTGCCCCAAGCGTGTAGAGCTCGCCTGGACGGCGCCCGAAGGTCCATTTCGTGAGCGTTTCGCTCCACCAAGGCATCCCCATTTCGACGGGGCGCCGTGCTTGGTCGATCAGGTCCTTGACGCGGAAGATGCCCTGCGGCCTGAATTTCTCAGCGTTGAAGAAGGAATTGGTGATCGCCTTCCCGTCACCAGCCATCAGGGCCTCGCGGGCATCTTTCGCCCCCTGGATTTCACCGATGTAGGGCTTACCGGCCGGAAGGACCGCAGCGCCCTTTCCGGCCCATTCGCGGCCTGTCGGGTCGGCGTCGAAGATCAGGACAATCTTGTCGAAGCGGCTCAGCCATTCGTAATGGTCCTTGAAGACGTCAACGCAGCCCTTCGCCCCTGTCGGCACGGAGACCACAGGGTACTTTCCGCCCGTGAGCTGGTAATAGGCCGCTGCGTCCCCTTCGCCTTCGAAGATGACAAGGTTGCGGGTGTCGCATCCCGGCCCCCAAAGGTGCTGAAGCCACAGAGGGGGCTTTCCGCCAGCGTGAGGGAACCCGAAGGTCTTTTCGTCCTCGCTGAGCTTGTAGCGGATTTTCTGGCCCCACAGTTCGCCTTTGGCCGTGCGGTACTCGAAAGACAGGCATTGCTTCGTGGGGAGCCTGCGGTCCTCATAGCCGCCGTTACCGTCGTCTACGGTCTCTTTGGCGGCGTAAGGGACAATCTTGATGCCCAGGGCTCGGCACGTCTTTTCGTCAATGCCGTAGGCAGCAGCGATCGGACGCACTTCGCCCTCGATCGGGGTAAACATGCGTGGAGGTCTCGGAGTATTCGAATGGGACGGCCTGTCGTCGTCGTCGGGGAAATCATTGAAGCCGCAGCCGTGACAGTGGCCGCGCCCGGAGGCGTAGCGGGACAGATTGTCCCTAGAGCCACATTCGGGGCACGGTTCGTGTCGGAGGAAGGCGGAGGTGTCTAATTCACGCTTGGCCATCAGGGGCCTTTGCGGGCTTGCGGTAGCGCTTGGCGATTTGGCGCTGTTTGATCTTGTGGGCCAGAACGGGCCTGAGGTCGTGGACGTTGCTGGACGACGCTATGGCCGCATTGCGGACGTCGAGAGGCAAGTCCCGCATAGCTTGCGCTGCGGACATGAAGGTCTCCGAGGGAAATGAGGGTCCTCCCCTTCCCGTTCTCCCGGCCACCCATGCAGGCGCTAAGGAGCCCCGGAGTTGAACCGGGCGGGGTTGGATACGGAGGGAGGTTTTGGAATGAGGGCGGGACGCGCCAGTGCTGCACCCGCTTAGTCGCCTTGCGTGCTAATCGGCGGCCCTCGGAAAGCCCCAGCGGTGAAAGGGGGAAAGCCCGCTGGAGCCATCGGAAGGTCGGTGCTACACTTCATGTTTTTGGAGGATAAATGCCTGCCGTAACTGTGAATTTGACAGACGATCTATCCGCCGAAGGGATTGGCACCTTCGACTTTGTGGAGATACCGCGCACTGGTGAGTGGATAGTCATCCCTAATAATGGACCAGCCGGAGGCAGTCCTTCGTATGAGGTTCTACAGGTGTATCACCTTGTAGGAGTCAATGCGGAGGGTCGCGCAAAAATATTGGTACAACAGAAATGAAAAATTAGGGCCGTAACGAAACTCAAAGTAACGATACGGCCCTAACGGGACGAAGAGTGAAGACCAGCTACTCTCGGAGCCGCACGTCGCCAGGACGTGACCTGTAGTGTGCCCGAAGGCCTCAGGTGTTCAATCAGGTGTGCGCCGCGAACGTATAGCGCTTGTAGCGCCGATTGCTCACGGGATGGGCCGCCACTTCGCTGGTGATCTTGTAGCCAGCCTTGCGCAGCTCAGTGATGCGCCGGGTGAAGGAGCCCGAATTGATGTCGAGGTCCAGAAGGGCTTCACGGGGCGATGCGGTGCCCTTGGCCTGGAGATAATCCAGAACCTCTTTGGCGCGGGGGGACAGTTGGGTCATTGTCGATCGGTCCTTACTTGGTCGCCGGGGCGGAGGGCCCCAAGCGCATGAGGTCGGACAGACGGTTTGCCCGTTTGCCGACTTGGCCCGCCCATTTGGACAGGAGCATATTAGAGGCGGCCTGTGCGTACTGGCCGGTCTCTACGAAACGTAGGGTGTTCTTGAAGCCCAGGAGGCCGTTGATCCCCAGGTTGAAGCACATGTTGATGAGCACGCGCTGGCGGACCAAGTCGAGCTTGCGCCACCAAGGGAGCTTACGGTCCAGGTCGGCCTTGCAGCGGTCGATATCGTTAGCGAGGAGCACAAGGGACTGACGGGCCGTGATGCCCTGGGCAATGCAGGACGCCTTCGTGATGCCGAGCTTTTCGGTCTCAGCGGCCGATATGCCCACGTCGTCCAGATTGCGTCCTACGCCAATCGTGCGTTTCCCTGCGGTGCAGCGATATACCTTCAGGCGCTCGCCTTCGTCGCGGCGCAGCTCAGTCCGCAGGATTTCGTCGTTGATCTTCGTGTCCATGGTGTCCTTTCAGAGCCCGAAGGCCCCGAAGGCACACATCAGGGCGAGATAGCGTTGCGAATTGCGAGGTGCTTTGCCGGGTCGTCGGGCTCGTCCGTCCATGCGGGCGGGATGAGCTTGTCGGCGTAGAGGAAGCCGCGCTTCAGGCACCAAGCGCCGTAAGTGGTCTTTGAGCCCTTGCGGATCGGGGAGCCGGAGCGGCTGAAAACAAACCGGATATCGAGTCCGGGATGCTGGGCTTTCACCAGCTCATGCTTCTTGCGATCGTCGCTGTCGAAGATGCCCTTCGTTTCAACGATGATGCCGTTGGGCAGCACAAAGTCCGGGGTGTACGTGTGGTCCGTCGCGGGCTTGCTGTAGCGGACCTTGTCCTCTTCGTAGCGGAAGGGGACCCCTCGTGCTGAGAGGTCCTCCTGTACCGCTTGTTCCAAACCGGAGCGCCAGGTCACAGCCTTGCGCTTGGGTTTAGATGTCGAGGCCACCAAGGTCGCCTTCGTCGTCCGAGGAGTCGTCGGCCATATTCAGGTCGATGTCGCCGTCGTCTTCATCGCCACCTTCGTAGGAGAAGCCGCCGCCGTCATAGGCCGCGAAGTTGGCTTCGCCTGCGCCGCCGCCCTTAACGAGCTTGATGAGCTGGACGCCCTGGAGGGTGAACGAAATGCCGGGGGTCTCAACCTCTTCGACGTTGCCGTCCGCGTCCTTGATCTTTTCGGTGCGGGTGTAGGAGCTGAAGTAGCCCTGAAGCAGGCCTTCCGAACCGGCGCCGATCTTCAAGGTCTTGAGGGCCTTTGCGGGGATCGGCTTGCCCGAAGCGTCCGCGATGCCGGGGGCGTACTGCGACTTGCAGCGGAACATCAGGGAGCCGGTGGGTTCCCGCTTGCCCTTTTCGTTCTTGGCAGTTTCTTTCTTGAGCGGGATTTCCGCGCCCTTCGGGGTGATGCCGAGCTGCTTGAGGGCGTCCTTCACGGCCGCTTCGGCACTCTTGGCGCCTCGCGAACCGGGCTGGCAGATGCCGTCCACCTTGTACTTGTTGTCGGCGAATTTGCCTTCGCTGTCGGGCGAAGTCAGGTGGGGATATGCGAAGACGAAGGGACCGACAGTCGCGGGAATGCGTGGCGCTTTTGCCATGTTGGGTAGAGAAACTCTTGGTATGCTGTAAGGTCCACAGAGGCGAAGTGTATGCCGATGTGGTGGTATTCAAATGTTGAAGCTCTAGGCTTCTGAGAGGCGCTGAAGGGTGAGAGCGACTTTCAGGAACTTAAAGGGGCTTAAAGGGAAACCGCCCGAAACCTGGAGGCTCCGAGCGGCTGGCGACGGTTGTTCTTAAGTTGGGGATAATTACCAATTGTGCCGTTTCTAGGCAAATGCGTACATGCTTTCCCGCACCAAATTCAGGTCCAAATCGCCCTTAACGGGCACGGGCGGCAACTTCTCAATCCCCTCGTCCGAAAGGACACTCCGTGCATAGCGGTCCAGCTCCTCCAAGGGGCAATAGGTCTCATAGCAGCTAATGAACGCCTCGCGGATGATGCGGCTGAACGCTGCCATATTGCCTGCGTGGGTCCCGAAGCTGTCATGGATCATCGCGAAGTGCCGGATGCCCTCAGCGTGCGCCATGGCCACAGAGCGCTGAAGGTGCGCACCGTCCATGGAGTGGATGACGTTCGGGGAGGACGCTGAGCGCATCCGCTTCTTTTCGACGCGCTTGGTGGGGGCTTCTCGTACCAGGACCCTCACGCGTGCCAGCACATCCCCACTATCAAGTAATTTGTCGTGCGAATTCGGCACCGTGAGTTTGCGATTATACAGCCAGAATTCCACCTGTTTACTGGTGTACTCACTGTAGCGTTGGACCACGGGCATACCGGTCTGGGTCCGCCAGATGAGTGATAAGCTCTCATGCGCCAGCACAGCGGCAACGCTCTGTATCCATCCGGCCGCTTCATCCGCCTTGGGCGCCACGGACACCACAGCGTCGAAGGTCGCATTGGCCATCCGATGGGCGCAGCTATAGCCGCCGTCGAGCATCAGGGACTTTTCGCCCGTCTCCTTGTTCTCCCGCTCTGCCAGGATCGCATAAGGGTGCCGGGACAGCTCGCCCATAGAGACCTTATCGGCGATCGGCCGCATCGTGTCCTCTAAGTGCTGATCGCGCATTCCGAACCTTGCCGATCCGTAGAAGTAGGTCATGACGTTACGCTTCACCTCTGAGCGCCCAAAGCCGTTATGGAGGATGATGGAGGCGATACGGCCATCATGGGACAGCGGGTCGGCGGCAAGGTCCTGAAGGCGCGGTACGGCCGCATCAGCCACGACCTGATAGATATCGCCCACGGTGTCGCGCGGCGTCAGGTTGACGTGGTGCGCTTCCTCCGCAGAGCGCGTAATGGCCGAATAGTGCTGAAGGCCCGAACAGGACCCATCGGCCGCAATGGCGATCGTGGAATGGAAGTCAGGCGAGAAGTTCGACCGCATCCATTCGTCATATTCGAAGCAGGCCTGGAGGAAACAGAACGGGCTGTCCGCTTGCGACCAGTAGTCATAGGTGCCTTCAGGATCGCGAGCGCACATGAGGATGTCCAGCTCGTTGGCACGGACCCAGGCGATGCGGTCGGGAAATGGTGCCTTTGAGGCCTTGCGGCCGTCAGGCGTCTTGAAGTCCCCGCAGTTCGCGAGGTGGATCATGAGCCAGTCGCCGCCATCAGGTCCTAAGGGAACCGCGTCCGCGAAATGGAACAAGGCCTTCATATGGTCGGAGCGCTGGTGATTGAAATGGGGGACGGCATAGACGCGACCCCGGAAGTCCAAGCTATGAGGGAGATAGAAGGCCTCATGCTCCGACAGGAACTCAGCGAGCCCGACGTCCTCAGCGAACACCTTGCCATCTACGGCCGCTCCGGCCCTAATGTCCTTCACGGCCTTGCGGGAACGGGAAAGGGCTGAGCGCTTCGCTGGGTCCATTGCGGCCCACTCGTCTGGGGAGAGCTTTTCGACGGGCTCAGGGAGTTGAGAGGCCGGGAAGGACTTGGACGGGCGCAGCCCTTCCTCTCGGCACCAATTCACCATCGCGAGTACGCGGGTGTCGATCGCCCACCGGGTCTCCTGGATCGCGTTGACGGCGTCGAGGACCTCTTGCATCGATCCGTCAGCGATGGCGGCCTTCAGGAGCTTCTTGTGCTCAGAGCTAAAGGTGCGGACCAGCGGCACCAGCTTTGAGAGCCGGACGTCGTGGTAGCAACCTGAGTGCAGCGCAGTCCAAGGGCGCGGCGGGACTATCATGGGCTGGAAGGGCGGACGGGCGAAAGCGAGCGCTTCGGACATTTCGTGCATCTCCGCGACAGCTTCATCCGTAAGCTGGACGACGACCTGTCGACTCTTTTGTGTCTCCTGATAGAAGAGGCCTTTGAGGGCTAGCAGGGCGATACCTAACAACGACTGCCCCACGCCTGCCCGTGTGGGCATAGACCATCCCAAGTCCACGTCCGCCATGGCCGCAAGGTGCCGGTGCGTGTCTTCGATCGTGGCGTCTGTCGCGCCGCGATCGGTTAGAGTCTTAATGCGCTTGGCGGCCTTAGGGTCCGCTTCGGAGAGTGCGTCCGCCTCCAGCTCCGCTTGGACGGCGAATCCTATCGATGTGATGATATTGACGACCAAGCCGCCCTTAGGCAGCTCACGGAACATGCGGGCCAGAGTGATGAAGGCCAGCTTGTCGGCGTCGAGAAGCGCAATTGCCTTGTAGCCTGAGGGCTTCCGCCCCTTCCCGCTGTTTGCGCAGTCCTCAGTCCACTTTCGGATGGCGGCGCCAAGGATCGGAACAGCCCCCCTAATCATCTTGGCGACGTCGTCGCGCCGATCGAAGCCCTCGCGCTTCGCGATTTTTTCCTGCTTCTCAAAATAGCGCTTGGCGCCCACAGTCAGCGAGGCGTCCTCAAAGTCACGCTGGGAGTCCAGGAGTGATTTTTCGTACATGTGGCGTCTCCTCTTTTGGATTTATACTGCGATTGTGCCGTTTCTAGGCGAGTGATTCGGCATCTGCAAGAGACAAAAAGAGAGCCCCGGACGGTTCCCCACCCGGAGCTCAAAAACGCCTACCTATTTCGGATTGATAACGGGCGGCAAAACATCAGGTTTTATGCCGATTGCAGATATTGCACAATCGGAATATACTGCACACTTGGTAACAATAACCTAAATCTGGCGCGTCTACCAGTTTCGCCACGCCCGCACGCTTTTCGGCCAGTTGCGGGCCCCTAACAGGTCAAACGGCAGACGTAAAGGGCCCCGTTGCCCCTCCGGTGGGGGATGCGTGGGGGATGGCGAAGGGCGCAGAAATCTGCGGTTTTTGCCCGTTGCCTCCCTCAAAATTCCCCACCCTTATCAACGCTTCCTCCAGATTTTGCGGCTTCACATGCGCATAACGCATGGTCGTTTCGATCCTCTTGTGGCCCATCCACTCCTTTATGACAAATATATTTATGCCCGCGTCCACCATACGGGTGGCCCGAGTGTGGCGCGTGACGTGGAAAACGAACTCGTTATCATGCTCCAGCCCCATTCGCTTCTTGGCCCGCTCCCACCACGAACGCAGATTGCGCCGAGTCGGCATCGTTCCTGTGGCCACCAAGTCGGTAAGCATTTCGGTCGTGGCGGGGCTCATAGGAACGGTGCGGGGCGTGTCGGTCTTCGTCTCCCATAGGTGAAGGCGGTTGCCGTTTATCTGCCCCTTCTCAACCGTGAGTATCTCATCCCGGCGACACCCGGTTTCGATCGCGACCTTAACGACCTTCCAGACATTGTCCGGGAGATACTCGGAGAGCTGATCTTCTTCCGCCTCTGTGATCCAGCGGATTCGACCGACAGCCTCCTTACGCCACCCAAAGTCTATCACGTCCTTGATGGCGATCGACCGATACCCCCTGCCCTTTGCCCACACGAGAAACGAACGGAGGTGAGAGATATATCGGTTGATGGTCCCGTCAGCGAGCTTGCGGCGCTTGAGGTGCGTTATGACCTTATCGACCTCAAGCGTCCCCACGTCGTCTAGAAGGGTGTTCTTGCCCAGGATGCGGGACACTGTTTCGATGTGGGCCCAGCAGTCCTTCTCGCTGCTGAGGCCGTCCCACAGCTTCCCTTGGGCCTTGGGGACCACCGTAGCGAACGTGTGGACGTCTGGGGCACCGATGATCGGCTTAGAGGCGTCAACGTCCTCTCCGCGTTCCCAAGCGGCGAGAATGGCACCTTCGTCCTCCTCCGCCTGCTTAAAAGTGTCCCAGCGCTTGCGATACCGCTTTCCGCCTTTTTGGAGCTCAACTCGAAAACGGCCGGTGAGCTTCCCGCTCTTTTTGTCGGGATATATTGCCATGAGTTACTCCATGATATCGATCAGTTGCTTGAGGAAGAGGCGACCACGCGGCGTCACCAAGTAGAAGATGCTGCGGAGGTCCTCCGGGTCCTCGCGACGCTCGATGAGCCCGTATCCCGGCGTCTTGTCCCGTAGCTTCGCGCCCAGGTCCGAAAGATGCCTGGAGGCAGTCGTCGGACTAGCGCCGATCAGGTCAGCAATCTGCTTGACTGAGCTGCCCTCGTTCCGCGCCACAACGAGGAATGTCTGCAATATTTGGGCAGGAATGGACTCCTTCAACTGCGACCGTGCGAGCGTCAGAGCCCGTTCAAGCTTCAGTATTCCCGCGAAATCTGCGTCATTCTTGTTCGCCATGCTTTTCCCTTTCATGGTTTCTAACTCCGTATGCAGAATGTCTACAATCGGTATTAGTTCCATATCAGGCAGAACGGAGAAGTCAAACAGCGTAGCGAAAAAAGCCCCCACACCTTCGGGAGGCATAGGGGCTTTGGGGCTCAGAAGAGCGAGAGGAGCTTGTCGCCGAAAAGCGACGCAACGGTAGCGAGACCACCGCCAAGGCCCGCAAGCATGGCCATCCGGGTCTTATTGCGGACTGCGTCATTCTCCAGGGCGACGATTCGCGCCTCGTGGTTGTCCTGTCGGACCTCGACGGCTTCGACCTTTTCGGACGAGGCGTCCATCTTGGTCTCAATGCGGACGAGTCGCTCCCTCATTTCGATCATGAGGGTTACTGGGGTGATGTCAGGGACGTTCATTCATTCGGATCGATGGAGGATTGGAGGGTCGGCGAAAAGCGCCGCCGTTTCCGGGAAGGATCGGGGGCCGGAGGGTCCGAGGCACGGTAAAGGACCTCAAGCGTCACAGTGGACGCAATGGCCCTAGGGTCCGTACCGGCCGATAGGACCTCCAGGGAGACCGCTGGGGCTCGATATTCGTTGGCCACTAGGCGGCGACCTCAAGTTCCCAAGAGGCCCCTGCAAGGCCCGCAACGGTCCAGGGGAGCCCCGTGGACGGATCGACCTCCGAGGTGACGTCGAGGCGCGTCATGGCCGTGGGGATGCTGTACGCTGCGGAAGCGACAGAGGACCCAGACGACTTCAGGCGGGCGATGACGGAGCGGTCTGCGGTGTCGGACTTCGAGACCCAAGCGCGGGCGCTAACGGCCGAAATGCCCTTGAGGCCCACAGGGTCCTGGAAGCCCAGTTCGGCCTTATTGCCCACGGCGCTGCCTGCGATGTAGTCGCCGGTGTTGATGGGCGTCTCGTCCACACAGGCCGCCAAGGACGTTCCAGTGGAAGGGACGAACCCTGAGGTGCTCACGTCGGCATTGGGGAAATAGACGCCCACGCGGCGATGCTCGCTGACATTGGGGTCCGAGTCGAACCAAATGTTCCCGATGTGCGGGAAGTAGTTGGTCAGGTCGGTGCCGCAGTAGAAGCCGTCGATCGCAGAGACGCTCCCGAGCTGGGTGTTCGTGTCCCAGATATTCAAGACGATCTTGTTGTCCAAGATTACCTTGAGGCGCCCTGCCCCGCTGTTGGAAATCACGTACTGCACGGTCAGGAAGTAGTGAAGGCCGGGGGTGATGGGGCCGAACTCTCCCAGCTTGGTCCCTGAGGGGGCGCTACGGATACCGGCCTGAAGGCGAACTTCGATCATGCCGTTGTTGCGCAGACAGAAGACCAGGGCCCCTTGGGTGCCCCAGTTGCGAGCCGCGCCGTTGCGGTAGGAGAGAGCGAAGGTCGGCTGACCCGCAGCTCCGGCGAACCCTTCGATCATGAAGTTGAACCCGAAGCTCATTGCGCTGATCGGAGCGAACTCGCGGACCATCGCTGTGTAGCTGAAGGAGGTTGCGGGATACAGGCGGGCCATCCGGCCATAGGCGGTGTCCACGAAGGTAACTTCGCCGCTATAGGCCGTCTCAATGGACCAAATGGTCGCCAAGGCAGTAGAGGCCCGGTTGCCCGGATAGTTCGACAGTCCGTCATACCAAAGGACGCTCATATCAGGCGCCCGCCAAGGTAACGACGAGGTTCGACACGAAGTTGTCCGCCGTGGCCGGTGCAACGATCGCGAGGACCTGTCCGGTAGCTACGGAGACCGAAAGGCCCCCAACGGACGCAAAGGTCGCTACGCCTGCCGTGCTGAAGGTGATCGTTCCAACCTCAACGCCCGTGCGGCGGATCGACAGGACATAGGGCGCCGAAGGGAAACCCTCCGCGTATCCCTGAGAGCCCGCAAAGTTCGCCGGGAACGTGATGTCCCTATCAGCGATAGCGAGGGCCAGCGTCTCGGAGGCCGTAGGCGCATAGGTGGCGAACATCGGGAGCTTAAAGAGCGTGGCGCCCTGAAGGCCCTGCGGCCCCTGCTCTCCCTGAGCGCCGGTGTCGCCCTTGTCGCCCTTGAGGCCACGAGGTCCCGTATTGCCCTGCTCGCCCTTAGCGCCGGGGAGCCCTGGAGCGCCGGTAGGGCCTGCGGGTCCTTGGGCTCCGGTAGCGCCGGTGTCGCCTTTAGGACCACGGAGGGACGCTACGCCACCCGTGTAGAATGAAGTTTGTGTGAAATCTGCCATGTCAGTAATCGCCTAGGCCCGTGGGGGCCGGAATGGTGACGCGCCCTCCCCACTTCTCGTTGAAGTCTTGGTCCTGGAGAGCCGACACATATTGAGCGGCGCGAGCTTGGTAGCGCTGCGCGTGCTGATCTTCCATTTGGAAGAAGTCTGCCGCCAAGGTCGCGGCCGTATAGATGACCGCATTGGGAGCGGCGCGGGTCCAGAGGTTGGAGTCTTGGTCGTTCGCCAAGCGCTCCGACTGGGCGTAATAATGAAGGTGGACTTGCGTCCCCTCAGGCGGCGCGGGCTTCAAGAGCCAGCGGTCGGCCACCCGGACGAAATGGGTCGGACCCTTGCCACTGGCGCGGAGCTTCAGGAACGACGAAATGTCCGCTTGATCCAGCTCGCAATCGTCCGTGAAGATGTTGATGGTTTCGAGGTAATTCCCCGGAACTGGGATCGCATTTACGGAGCCGTCCCAGTCAGCGACCGTGATTAGCTGCTCCATGGGCCCCACGCGCAATTCGCGCTCAATGTCCGTCAGGGCGTCCGTAATGAACGTCCCGGCTAATTGGTCCGTCAGGTCCTTCCGGTTGATGAGGGCACGCAGGCGAGCCTTCTGGTCGCCAAAATTCATTGGTTATCCGTAAGTCTTGGAGGTGGTGAGAAAAGCCGTCAGGTCCTCCCGGATGAGCCGGTTGATGATGTCCTGCGGAGTGATGTTCGGGTCCCAGATGTTGAAGCCCTGGCGATACCAGTGGTCCACAACGGCGGCTGGGATAGAGGCGATCTTGACGTCATCTGGCGCAAACTTGCGGTCCTGATGGTCGCGTTCGGCACGGAGCTGGTCCAAGAATTCTGAAGGGATTTCCTGGATGGCCTCAACGTGCGCGGAGGTGACTTTCATGTGCCTATCGACCTCCATGTGGAGGCGATCGGTACTGTCGATAACTTGGGGGGTATTCATGCGTCGTCGTGGTGGGGAACAAAAACCCCCAGCTCCGGGAAGGAGCCGGGGGCATTTAGTGGGCGCTAGGCGCCGCTCAGGTCTTATGCTTCGGCGAGGTCTTCGATCAGGACAGCACCCTTGAAGTTGTCGTGCTTCAGGCCGTATTCGCCCGCCAGCATGATCTTGGTGTTGTCACCGGTCTTCGCCAGCGTCTCGCGGAACCAAGTGCGACCCTTCAGGGCCGTCTTGCGCCACATGCTCGGATCGTACAGGAGCGCGAAGCTCTTCTTGATTTCGCGGTTGATCGTCACACGCAGGGTTCCCAGCGCCGTGGTGTAGATGTCCACCTTCACGACGATCTTCGACGGGTTGATGCCGACGTCACGGACGCGATCAGCGGTGCCCGCGAATTCCGACACGGCTTCCGCGTCAGTCGGCTTCACCATGAAGGTCTCCGCGCCGTCGCTGCCCGAGTCGAAAGCGAGACGAATGGCCGAACGCACCAGGTCTTCGCTGATGGCTACGCCAGCCGCATCGATCTTGTTGTCAGCATGGATGAGCTGCGAGGCCGAAGCGAACCGGCGTGCGGTCGTGTCGGTGCCCAGGACCATCGCCTGATCGACGCCGACGCAAGCGCGTTCGTGGTCGAGCTTGAGGCTCTTGCCCTTCTTGACGAGCTGGCGGGCCAGTTCGTTGGCGCGGCCGTAGTGGTCGGTAGCTTCCAGCGAGCCGGACAGCTTGATCGTGCGCGACATGATCTGCGTGGTGTTCTGGCGCATCGCCGTGGTGGTGCAGTCCTCTTCCGTCGCGTCGAAGCCTTCGACCTGGGCGTTGTCCTTGCCGCCTTCCAGTTCGTCTTCCTGCCACTGGTAGACCTTCTGCTTGACAGTCTCCTGGCCGATCGACGTGGTGAAGGGCGTCTTATGGGGCGTCAGGACGCTGATGACGTCGCTCACGTCTTCCTTCGCGCCGACGCTGGCATAGGTCTTGAAAGTTGCCATTTGGGTATTCGTTCTTCTGAAAAAGTAGGGGTATTGGTTGTTTGGTGGGGGCGAACGCTAAGGCGCGTTACACACCCCAACGGCCCACAAGGGCCGCGATGGCGTCGTCGTCCGACACGGCGCCTGTGGCTGCTTTCTTGGCGAAAGCACGTTGGGACTTTGCGGGCGATGGAGCGAGGGGCTCCCGGCCGGAACCCTTGCGGACAGCTTTAGGCGCCGACTTGACCTTCTGAGCCGTAGCGGTCGCCGCCTTGGTGTGCAGCAGGGCATCTTGGATGATACGGAGGACCACAGGGCTGGTGATGCCCGCGACTTCGCTTTCAGGGAGGCCACGAGACACCGCGAACTTGCGGACCTCGTCGTCCAGCGCATCGGTCCACTCGGCACCCAGTTCCGTCCGTGCTGCTTTTGCAGCTTCCGTCCGGGCCGTGTCGCGCTTGGTGGACATGGTGGATTCAAAGTCCTTAGCGGCGCCGATGACCTTCTGATAGCGTGAGGTCAGCCGGTTGTAGGTCTCGCGATGCCACTCGAATTCCTCCGGGTCCATGCGGCGGCTTTCCAGCAGCCAGTCGGTTCCCTTGTAGGGCTCTAGGTCCTCCAAGATGCTTTCGATCGCACCTTGCAGGGCCGCAGCGGCGCGACCGCCCACCAAGTCTGCTTCCTGACTCTTACGGGTCAGGGATGCTTCCTGCCCCGCAAGCCGCTTCAGGTTGCCTACGGTAAATTCCGTCTCCTGGCCGTCCACAGTCACGGTGACGACAGTATCGTCCGTTACAGCGGCCGGAGTTGCATCCTTAGAGGGCTCATCGTCCTCAGCGGTCTCTTCGGTTTCTTCTTCGTCGTCGGGGCTTTCATCCGCCTCTTCGTCGTCCGCGTTGCGAGCCGCATCGTCCTCTTCGTCTTCGGGCCCGTCGTCGTCGTCGGCGTCATCTGCCTGCGGCTCCCCTTTGCCCTGGAGAGAGGCGGTAAGTGCGGCAACAGCGTCGAAATCGCTCATGCCTGTATCAGCATTGTCGTCCGTCTGGATGGACAAGGTCTTTGGTTCTTTCAGTAGTCCACATCGTCGTCGGGCTCTGCCTGGACGTCTTCTGCGGTGGTGGGTCTTGTGGCATTTTCGAGCGTCGATTGGCCAAGGGCTGCGATTGTCGCCAGCTCCTCAGTGACGGCCGAAAGGCCACGAGAAAGGTTGTAAAGGTGCTCTCTGACCTGTCGCGCTTCGGGGGCGCTGGTCAAAATCTGCTCGGCGCATTGGGCGCGGACGCGCTCGATCGCCGTTAGGAATATGGGGCTGTCGAGGAGGGTAGCGGCTGCTTCCCCCTCCTCCACGGCTTTCTCTTCCTGGTCGGTCAGGACAAGGTCTTCCAAGGTTTTCCTTAGCTGTTTGGCGAGGCGATGGCGGTAAACTTGGTGTTGTCTTCTGGCGCCTTCATCTGTGCGTCGATAGCAAGCTCCAGCTCAGCCAAGCCGATATCGATCCGGTTCGCGGTCTCCGCGTCCTTGCGGTCGGCATCTTGCTTCTTGAGGACCATATCGTGCTGTCCGGTGATACGCTTCCATTCAGCGTCAGCGTCCTTGCGTGCCTGCTCGGCGGAAACTTGCTGCTCACGAAGAGCCATCTGCCGCTCAGCTACCTCTGTGTCCTTCTGGAGCTTTGCCAGTTCGGCTTGCTGCATCGGATCGGGCTGCTCGGGGCCGAGGCTGCTCGGGTCTACAAGATAGTCGGAGACGTTCTTGATGCCCTTGATCGTCAGGGCGTCCCGCCACAGGTTGAACGCCTGCTGCTCGCCATACATGCGCTTCAGCTTCGGGTTCGCTGACAGGGCCTTGTCGAGGTCGGCAAGTTCCGCAACGCGCTGATCGCGCTCCCCGTACCCGAGCGTCATGTCCACGGACACATCGCGGCGGGCTCGCCACTTGGCGGGAGAGACGGGCGTAAAGGTGCCCGCCACTTCGATCATGCGCTCTTGGGTCTCATGCTCGATAGCGAGCTGGTAGACCTTCAAGTACAGTTGCGAAACGAACTGGATCGCGAAGTTTCGGGCAATGACCTTCGTTCGCGTTTGGCTGTTGCTGGTGAGCTGCTCGACCAATCCCTGGCTGTTCTGGTGGCTCAGCGCCTTCTTGTCGAGGCCTTGGGACAGGCGCGAAATGCCCGTTGTGTCCTCTCGGTCCCCGTCAACCATTGTGATCGTTTGGAGGACCAAGGGATTGATCTGCCCCATGGGTAGCGGGGCAATGCTGTCCACGACCGAACGGACGTTGACGACGCCTCCGCGCCTATTGTCGAGAAGCTCCCTGGGGTTCGCTACGCCGCCACGGGCAACTTGCCATCGGGGCTGAGTGGCCTCGACGGCCTGCTCGATGATCGCACGGGTAAGGACCGTCTTGGTGTTCGCGTGCGGAATAGTCCGCTTGGCGAAATTGTTGCCGAAGAAGGTGTGGGGGATCGGCTGCGGGATATAGGCAAGGAACGGATGCGACGAGACCTTCTGCTTGGCCAAAAGTGTCGAACCGCAATGCACCACTTTCCAAAGCTGTTGCCGCCCTGCCCCTTCCGCATCGATGCGAATGTAGCTCTCATGGACTGTCACCAATCGGCCCGCTTCGTCCACGGCGTCATCGTCGTTGAAACCTACGGAGGTTTCCTGCTCGCGCTCCAGACGCTCAGCTTCAAAGGCGAAGTCGTCGTCCCCGCCAGTGATGGAGTAGACGGTATCCTCATCGTACCCGTCGTCCACAAGGTCGCCCAATGTGCAACGGTAGCGGTGGGCAAGATACGGGGCCTTGTCCAGCGATCGGGTCCGTCCAGTGATGACGAACTCTTCGGGCGGAAGGGGCTCTATGACGACTTGGGATACATCCGAGACGACTTCGTATCGGCCGGAAAAGCGTGGAAGCCCGTCCGGCCCTTCAGTGACCTTCGGCCGCTCCAGGAGCTTTACGCTCTCCTGATGCAATAGCCGGATCAGGCCCTCTTGCGTCTGATCCTCGAAGAGATATTCCTGAACCTCTTCCCGCTTGTCCCAGTAGACCTTGGCGATGCCGACGCGGTTCGTCAGTGCATCATGGACGACGTCCTGAAAAACACTGAGGCCGGAATTTTGGCGGTGGATCGCAACTTCACAGTAGGCAGTCGCCTGCTTCGAGAGCGGAATGTCCTCCACGCCCTGGGGTGCGAATTGGACGATATGGCTTCCCGCGCCGAAGGTCTCCACGATTTCAGCCTTCATCGTCTCGACCGAAAGGTAGACGTCTTGGCTTTGGAACTTGGAGCCGCCTTCGCGGGTCTGCGCGGGCTTCACGCCCAGATAGTAGTCCTGGACTTCCCGCCGCTCGGCGGCGAGCGTACTGTCAACGAGGCGGGAGCCTAGGTCCGCTTTGGACCAGCACGCCTGGACGAGCTCATCGTCCGTGAGGACGCGGCGTTCTGATGTCATGCTTGCATTTCAAAATAGAAGTCGTCGGAATTTTCGACGGGGGCCCAAGAGCCCTCATGGATGTGATTGGCGATGGCCAAGGCGAAGACGCAGTCGTCATGACAGCCTACCTCGTGCTCCATCTTCCCTGACTTGGGATCGGCCACGAAGGTCATCATTTCGTCTATCGTCGTGGCGTCGTTCAGGAGGAGCGTTTCGTCCCTTACGGCCTGTCGAAGCTCGTCAATGATGAGCGGTCTGGTCTTCACGTCGGTATAGAAGCCCAGCTCCTCTTTCAGCTCGTCGTTCTGCTTGTCGTAGACTTCGCGAGTGTAGAGGTTGGGATAGGTCCGCAGCTCCCCGCCTACCATCAGCCCCTTGAAGAGCATGGTGTTTGGCAGAATGCCGTGGTTGTTGAACTCGACGGCCAGACGGCCCCAATTGAACAGCTTGCCCAAGTGGTAGAGGATGTGTGCGAAGTAGTCCGGCTCCACCCTCCCGCGCCACAGCGCCACTTGGCGCTTGAAGCGGTCGAGGACCTGAACAACGGAATAGTCGCCATCGGCGGTCCCCTTCGACACGTCGGCACCCAAGGTGTAATCCATGAGCGGGTCGATTTCGGCGTAGAGGAATAGGCGGCCACGCGGGTCCACCTCAAACTCCTCGTCCAGCGGCATGTATTCCATGCGGTGCTTGATGTCCGGGAGTGCCTCATTGCGGGCGTTTAGCTTGGCGAGGTGGAAGACCGGGGCGCCGGAGGTCAGGAAGGCGTCTTTAGGGAACGTCGGGTACTCTTGGTTCCATAGGTCCACGCCATCCAAAGCGATCTTTCGGCGCCGGAACATAAGCTGAGCGTCGTCCAACTCCTCGTCGTATTCGTCGCGAACGACAGCGACATATTCTTCCTCGTCGGCCGTCCTCTCGAAATCGAGCGGGACGTCAGCGCGGTACTTGTCGTCCACGAACCAGGGGAGGAAGCAGGCTAGATAGCCGGAGCTGCCATCCGCAGCGGCCTTCCATGCCTCGTAAAAGGGGCCGGACATGCCACGGGCGGTGCTTTCGATGGCCACGAAGGTATTCGGCACTTCAGGAACAGCCTGGAGAAGGCCGTTCATGATTTCTTTGGCCTTGCCTTTTGGCCACAGGCCTACCTCAGAAAGGTGGGCGACCTGGAGGGTTTCACCACGGCCAACCGTGTCGGCGCCAGCGGTGGAAATCATGTAGCCGCTGTCGAGCTTGTCGAATTTCAGCTCTTTGGCGTTCGCCCGCTCCGTGTGTGGCCTGAGGAACGCGGGCACCTCCGCATGGAAGCGCTTCGTCATGTCGAACAGCGCGGAGGTGGCCTCCGCCTTATGGGTCACAACGATGCCCTTGGTTGCCCTGTGCTGGCTAATCCACCAGTACATGAAGCCGCCCCAGACGGTCGAAAGGCCGAGCTGGCGAGCCTTCAAGATAACCACACGAATGCGGCCGGTCTCTTGCCACTGGCGAAGGACCATATCCAGGAAGCGGCGCTGGGCCCGGTTTAGCACGAACGGCACGATTTCTGCCGTCTTTGTCCTGATTTTCAGCGCCTTACGGGCGTAGAATTCAAAGTCGTCTAGGAGGCGCTTGCGGGTCGCTTTACGGCGTGCCTCCGCGTCCTCCCGTGTGGAAGGCGCTTTGGCCATCGGGTAGTCTCTTAGTCCTCCGCCATTTCATCCAGGATGTCTTCGGCGGAACGAACGGTGTGTTCGATCTTGGTGGTGGGTTTCGCCTTCGTGAAGTCGAGCACGAGGCGGGCAGCGGCGATCTTCTCTTTGGGAGTGATCGGGCTGCGCAGGACGGTCATGGCCTCTTTTAGGGCCTCCACCGCCATGGGGTCGTCAGGGAGCTGGCCGGTGTCCGCCATCTTCTTCATGATCCTTGCGATTATGGGTTGCTGCGCGGCCTTCGCCGCTTCAAATTCTCGGGTGGACATGCCTCTCGGGATGCCCTTCCGGTTCTGCGATTTGTTGGCGCGAATTTTTGCCGAGTAAGCGGAGCGCTCCTCAGGGCTCATGTCGAGCCAGATGCTTCGCGGAGGTTTCGAGTTACTGGACCTCTTCCGCTTGGAGGGCGGAGGCGTAGCGACTGCTTCAGCCACGAAGGACTCCAAGGACGGAATGTTCTTAGAGCCCTTGGGGCGACCGCGAGGCCGCCCGGTGGGTTTCGTTGGCATATCAGTTTTCGTATTCCGGGTCCGGCTCGACAATGAGGTTGCCGTTGCGGACGGTAGAGTGCGCTACGCCCTTGGGATTGGCGGCGAAGTATTCAGCCATGGCGGCGTCATGGACATCGTCCGGCACATCGCTGAGCGTGGCCCAAGAGCCTTCGCGAACAACAGGTTGGATGCGCTGTCCCGCCGCTTTGGCTGCTACGATACCGCTACGGTGCAGGAGGTCTCCGAAAGCACGGTCCTTCTCCGCCGTGGCAGCGATCTGCTGCATCAGCTCTTCGATGTTGCGCGGGTCACTTTCGGTGACGATCTGCGACACCCGGTCCTTGACGGCGTTGCGGTACTGACCGTTTGCCCGAGAAGCTAGGAAGTCCACAGCGCTGGAAAGCATCCCACGCGGACTAAGCGCACTTAGGGACTTGCCGCCCAGTTGGGCATCCAGGTCCGCATCGAGCGCCTGACGGCTCGCGGTGCGTGAGTTTCCATTGACCTCCCGGAACAGAAGGTTCCCCTGCTGCTCGGCTTCGAGGCGTGTCAACAGGTCCCTGACGGAGCCGTTGTTGCCCATCATGGACCCAATGGCCTGCTGCTTCGTCGGATCGCCGATCGCCCGCTCCACGGCCTTGGAGGCATCCCCTGTCGGGAATCTTGCTCCGTATTCGGATGCCGTGTCCGCCAGCGCCGTTCGGGCGCCTATAGCCCACGAGGGCTGAGCGTTCTCAGGCATGGCCCGTGCAGTAGCATTGATTTCGTGGCCGGTCTGGTTGGCCACACCCTGCCCTGCATTGAATGCGTCTCGTTGGGCCATATCGTCAGCATACTGGGCCGTTACGTCGCCATAGGCTTGGTTCTGGTCCGCGATCTGCTGTCGGAGGTCCCGTGCGCGGCTGTTGATATGGACGGAGTTGGTCGTGTCCACCGGTCGGAAGCCGCTGGTATTCATGGCCGCCCTGCCGTTGTCGCGCATGGCCCTAATGACCTGATCGAACCCTTCGGTCGAAAGGTTCTTGTCCAACACCAACATGCCCTCCGGCGTGATGATGTGGGGCACGTTCGGCGCCATCGTCCCCGGTTGTGGGTTCGGCACAAGGCGGAGCCCCAGGGCCTCAGGATTGCGCATGGCGTTGCGGATGTTCCGCATGGCCTGCGGGACGGCCTCAGCGAACGCGGGAGTCTGCATGATCGCCTGAATTTCGGGAGTCACCACCATAGGCTGCGCATAGGCCTCAGCGTACTTGGGCGCGGCCTGTGCCTTCGCCCTCGCGGCGTGCTGCTCCATCTGTTGCAGCGGGTCGCCCACGGGCCCCATCGTTTCGATGACGTGCTGGCGGACGCGAGTTGCCTCATCGGCCTTGCGGCGCTCTACGGCCTCAACGACCCTGCGCTGTCCCGGACCCATTCCGCGAGACGCCCAGCTCGTGAGGTTCCGCATGGGTTCGGTGACGTCGCCGGGGATCGCAGGCACATTCATAGCTTGGCGGGCCGCAACCTCCGACGCGATAGCTTCCGGGCTCGCAGGAGCCCCCGGTGTGCCAAAGCCGCGCTGAATGTTCCCTTCCCCCATGGCTTCCGCCGCCATACGGTTGGCCTGGGCGGTTGCACGGTCGTTAGGTCCGATACGGCGTCGGTTCAGGAGCGCACGAGGGATATTCGCCAGACGGCGTGTGGCCGCTTCCGCACCTGGAATATTCTCGCGGAGAAATCGTCCCCCGCGTGCCCCGGCCGCAAGAACGGGAGTGGCAAGCGCCCCCAGTCCTGCCCCCATGGCGCCGGAACTAAGCGAATTGGCGCCACGCTCCGCTAGGCCTTCGCCTTCGCCAGCGCCGGAAAGCGCCCCGTAGGCCGCACCGACTTTAGCGCCCTGAAGCATCTTGGAGCCCATTCCGACACCACGCATCGCTGCGCCAGCGGGAAGGAACAGGCCTGCACCTATGCCGCCGATTGTGGAGGCCCAAGCGAGGTTGGGATGCTCCGCATCGTACTGGTCCTGGTTGGCCTTGAATTCAGCCTGACCGCGATCGAACGCAGCCCCTAGTCCCTCATCGGTGCCCAAGGACCAAATAGCGGCCGGAATGCCCCCAAGGAGCTCATCGCCCCAGTTGGGGAGCACATTGTCCACTACGTCGCCAGCGAAGTCGCCAGCGGTCTGCCAGCCGGATCGCGGAGCCTTAGTGGGTGCGGGTTTCTGTGCTTGGGCCTGAACCTGCGCAAGGACCTCTTCAGAGGTTGCGCCGTCTGGCGCCGTGACGTTGTACGTTGAGCCGTCTGGGCCCTTCACGCGGTATTGAGGCATTAGTTCACTTTTTCAATTGCCCAACCAGAGGGGGCGGCTTTTCGGGGTGGGGGCTTGGGGAGGCCTCGCGGACGGGCGGACTTTGAGCCCGGGCGCTTGAGGAAATCGTCTTCTGCGATCTTCTGCGCCTGCTCATATGTCATCCCGTTCGGGGATGGCGTTGCGAGGCTTCCGAAGCGGGCGATCCACTGTGACTTGAGCAAGGAACGGGTCTGATTGAGCCCACCCTCCCGTTCGGCGCCTGCTATAATACGCTGATTTTCGGCTTGGGATTTGTAGGGGCTAACCCCCGCCGTCCGCATCAGTGCGGTGTCCTTGTCCGACGACGAGCCTTTCATCATCTGAGACCCTGTCAGCGCCGTTTGGGCACTATGGGTGTTCAGGTGATCCCGCGCTTCTATTGTCCGCCCGGAAATGAATGGCCGAGCGAGAAGCCCGACCGTGGCTCCGACAGTGTCCAGAACTCCGCCGTCCTGATCCGGCAGGACCATGTCGAGGAAGCGGGCCTTAACCGGGCCGCTGCTGAAGTCATTTACCGCTTGAGAGAGGCGGTCATAGTCCATGGCGGCATCACGTTCCGTCGCCGCTTTGTCCGAAGCCGCGATAAGCGCCTTCATGTCGTCCGCAGTTGGCTTGGTCCGCGTGATTGTCGGTGTCCCGGCTTCGGAAGCATTATGCCACTGGCCGCCCCGGTAGACGACCTTTTGGCCGGTCTTAGGATTGGTGGCCGTCTGGCCCTCTTGATATTCGTCCATTCACTTAGTCCAGAATAAAGCCGGTGGGCAGCTTGGCCGATTTGCGGGCTGATTTTGGCGGAGCTTTCGGTGTCGTCGATTTGGCAGCGGCCCTTGCGTCCTTCGCCTTGCTGATTTCGATGCGTTCAGCGCCTTGCGCCGTCCTCGCGTCATTGTTGGTGATGCGATTTTTGGCGACGAGGTCATTTCGCTCATTCGTCAGCGCTTGGTTGACGTTCAGCCCCATTCCGCCCGCTACGGCTCCGTAAGTATCGGACCAGGACGCAGGCATCCCGGATACATCGACGCCATAGGCCCCCGCGTTTTGCAGGAGGTCGGCATAGGCTGCGGGACGCTGTTCCTGGGGAAGCTGTGAGACGGCGTACAGGGCCCGTGAGCGGCGATCTTGAACGTCTGCATACTTCGGCGCGACTTTCGCCTCCCGCTCTTCCTTGGCCGCCTGAGCGAACTCAGGGACCTGTCTGTACGTCCTGTTCCCCTGCCCGTCCGTGGCAATCTCAAACTGGTTGTCAGGGCCGCCATAGCTGATGGACTTCTGGGCCTCTTTGCGCAGTCCGGCCATTCGGTCGCCCATGGACCCTGCGGCGGCGCCAAGGCCCTCTCCGAAATTCTGGTTCGACAAGAAGGCCTGGCTGATCCCCGCTAAGGTTTCTGCAAGGTGCTCTTTGTCCCAGATGGAGGCCTTTTTGGCGACGGAAGGCGGAGGCGTCGGGAGTGGCCGTTGGAGCCCCGCAGTTGCCTGCACGGGCTGATCGTCCTCATAGCCGAACGGATTTATGGAGGTAGCCATGCTGGTCCTTAGAGAAGGTGATAGTTGACGGTGGCGTATCCGCCGATGTTTGCGCCGCGAGCCCACGGGCGGAGCGCTTCCACTTCGTCGGCCATAACGCCGATCTGGCGAGGGCCTCCCCCGACGTAGGAATATGCATAGATGCCCAATCCGTCTGCGAAGGCGCCGATGCGTGCGATTTGGGTCTTCAGGCGCCTATCGGAGAATGAGGCATAAGCGCTACCAGCCGCCGCCGCCGCGCCAGCGATCTGACTCAATAGAGAGCTGGACGATTTGGTCTTGGACGTGCTGGAGCTGGTGCCGGACGAGCCCCACGAGTTTGAGCCGATGATGTTGAAATATCGCGACAGCAAGTCCGAGGACCTTTCGTCCTCTCCCTGCCACTGGGCAAAGTCAGCGTCGAGCTGTCCCTGCCTGTCGTCCTGCTCTGCGGTGTCAGCGCCCGACATGGCGCCATACGCGCTATAGGCGGCATCGTTCGACTTGCCCAAGGCATCCACGCCAAAGCTGGCGAGGTTGCTGTAGGAATTAGCGGCATTGCCGAGTGCGGAAAGCTGCGTTGCGCGGTCGTTCTGCGCCATGGTCAGGCCGGTGTTATACGCATCGCCACGGATCGACGCTGAAATGTCCGCAATGCGGTCAGCGGCGCCACGCTGCGCGATGCCCGACGCCACGCCCGCTCTGGACGAGTTGATGTTGCCTCCGGCGCTCGCCGCCCGGTCAATGCCGGGAAGGATTTCTTCCGTGAGGTTCCGCGTCACGTCCCGCGAATTGGCGTCGATCTGGGCCGCAATGTACGGATTGTCCGCATATTGCTGCGCTGCGCGGATGTTCGCTTCAGTCGCGTTTTGGTTCGCAAGGGTCGTGTAGGCATCAAGGGTCGAAGCGGCCTTGTCGGAATATCCTGCCATGCTCGTCCCCAGGCTCGCTAGGGTGTTCGCCGTTGAGAGGCCCTGGCCCGAGGCGTAAGCCTTGAGCTTCGCCAAGGTGTCCTTCGCTTCCGTGGACATGCCTGCGTAAGTGTCGCCCTGGTAGTATGGCGTGCTCGCGGAGGTGTTGTAGTTGTCCTGGGACGCATTGAAGGCGTCAGTCAGATAGGACGACTGGAAGCTGCTCGGGCCCGTGTCGAACGACTCGTTCGTTTTGGTGGTGGAAGAGCCGCTGAAGAGGCCCATGAGAAGGTAGTCCTTGTAGTTGGTTTAGGAGGCCAATAGGGCCTCTATGCGGTCCATTCGGCGCCGCTGGTATGCCGCTTCGACCGCAAAGCACTCATCGTAACGAAGGCCCCACCTGTCCCCTGCGGGCATAGCGGGAGTGACGATAAAGGGCTCGCCTACAGGTTCGCCGTCCTCGTCTTCATCTTGCGACCATCGCGCTTCCGTCGCTTCCCACACATCGTGGCAGACGAGACCGAAGCGGATCGCTTCACCGTCTCCCAAGCGGGCGTCGATGGCGTCTCGCACTTGCTGGGCAATCAGGCCCAGATGCCAGCGAGCGGCATCGCCTTTATCCTCGTAGGCATCCTTGAACCGGAATTGCTTCCAGTCCACATTTGCCCATGCGTCCAAAAGGTCGTCGCTTAACGCAGAAATGTCGCGTTTAGCCCTCTCATCTGAGGTGTTAATGGTGCCTGTGCCTGCGTAGATCACAGACCATCGATACGTTCCGCTGCCCAGGTTCTTCGCGTTGTCCGCCAGCGGCAGGATGTTGCCATCCGTCGTCAGGTCGCCGTTTGCGCGGTTAAGCATGAAGGTGACGGAAAGCACCGTGCCGGAGTCAGCGCAGCGGCGGATGATGAAGTTCGATCCCGCATTCAGACCTGTTTCGGCCGTGTTGTCCTTGCCGAAATCGAAACGGTTGGACCCAGCGCTTGAGTAGCGCAAAAGGCTGAAGCTGGTTGCGGGCGCACTCAATGGGACGACAAGATTTCCAGTCGTCGTGACCCCCAGGCCGGAAAGCCCGGTAAGAGAGCCGCCCGTCGCGGTAACACTGGCCGCAGCGACGGCGCCTGCCGTATTAATGCCGGAAGCCGTGACTGTCGCCCATTGGGTCGGAACGCTCGCCAGATTGTTGGAGGGCCCAATCGCAAAGCCCGCGCCGTTGTAGTTACCGATGAACACGGAACCGGCAGTAGTGCGAAACTCTTCGGTAGCGTTCTGGGCAGAACCCGTGCGGCTCAAAATCTGGAGGACAGAATTTGCATGAGCGATGGTGGGCTGAGCGCTGATTGTGTTGGCAGCGTCCAGAAAAGCCAGAACGTGGCCAGACGTGCCCGTTGCAGCCGTGGCCGCGTTTCCTAGCTGGAAATTCGACCGGGCAGCTTCGGCGTCCGCAAGAGTGAGGAGCGCCCGTCCGTAGGCGGTCGATGCTAGAGCGGCTATAGCCGACAAGTCGGCGCTGTAGGCCTGCAAGCTGGTCCCCACCGCAGAGGGCTGGAGTGCGCCAACAATGCGAGCGTCGTCGCCCGCAGCCACGGTTCCCGCCGCCGTTCCGACGTTTCGCTCAGCGGCGTTGCCCCATCCGGTTGCCGGGATATTCACCCGGACCCATGCGGGAAGAGCGCGATCAAGGACGAATAGGTTGCCTGTATCGTCGGCGCGGAAGAACCGGAGGATCGCAGCATTGGGCGCCGCAGCGGCCGCAGCCGGGTCCGGCAAGTCTTCTTCGAGACCCCGGACCAGATAGTCAGCCAGACGGCCGCTCATATGTGTATTCCAAGAAGTGAGCCGTCCTCAAGGTAGACGAGGACAGGCGGGATTTCGCCAGTGGTTAGGGGGAGCATAGACGGCGCATCAGAGCCGGGAGGCCCCTCAGGACCCTGAGGGCCTTGCGGTCCTTCTGGTCCGTTATCCCCTTGAGGGCCGGACGGGCCTTCGGGGCCCTCTGCGCCTGGAACTCCGGGCAATCCTTGAGGGCCTTGCGGCCCAGTGGGACCGGCCGGACCCTGAGGACCTTCAGGCCCGTCAACGCCTCCCGCAGCAATCTGACGGAAAGCCTGCTCGATCTTCTGGAGCTCTGTGTCCAGATAAGGCGGAAGGCTCTGAGGGAGCGACGGGCGCGAAGCGCGGCGATAGTTCGTGTAATCGGCGATTGGCATCAGCGGCGGCCACGGGAAATGATCTGGACGTCAAACCCAGAGAGCTGAAAGTCCGATACGCCCTCACAGACGAAGCGGTATCCCAGGTACTTCCCGGCCTCGTTGATATCGATGCGAGTTTCCGTGGCGGGATCAAAGCGCTGCGGGAGGCCCCATAAGGGGGCATCGTTGACGAAGTCGCTTCCGCCGAACTGCCAGTAGCAATCAGACGGAACGCCCATGGAGAGCTGAGGCCAGATGGCTTGCATGTGCATGTACTGGGTCAGGTTCTTGCCGCTGCTGTCGAGGTCGATCCCGGCCCTAACGAGCTGTGCGGGCCTGACGGTGTCCTGCGCAATTTCCTGCGTGAGACGACCTCCGGTCAGCAAATCGAAGCCCAGGAGCCGACTATCCGCTAGGCCTAGTGACGGGTCGGCGCGACTGGCGATCATGCAATGTCGGTCCTCGTCGCCCTCAGCACTCATCCAGAGGCCGCCGATATTGTCGAAGGTCGCAACCGGATCAGAGTCCCAAGTGGCGCCGGACAACAGCGAGGCCTTGGCGGCGCCGACGATGTTGGGGACGTCGTAGAAGGTCCAGGTGTCGTTGCTGTAGTTATAGACGGCCTGACGATTGCACCCGGTCTGCGGATTGTGGAACCCCACGTACTCATCGCCCGAAACGTAGCAAAAGCGGATTTCGGTCAGCTTGGCGTCATGCTGCACAAAGCACAGATGGGACTTGGAGAAATCCAGGGACGAGAAGATGAAGTCCTTCGTCCTGCCATCTGCGATGGACCGAGGGGTGACGCCGTCGTGGACGTAGATGTCGTTCCGGTCGAAGACGTAGTGCAGGCCTTTGACCTGAGCAACGCAGTTAGGATTGATGATCCCCACTTCGTCAAACATCTTGCGGAAAACATAAATGTCGTTGCCTCCAACGTAGTCCATCGACCACACAGAGGCGGCGCAATATAGAATGAAGCTGTTGCCTAGCGTCAGCCCGTCAATGATTTCGTGCTGCATTTCGTTGACGATGTTCTCGCCAGCGGAATTGGTGGTGGACCCGGTGTCCCACGAGGCTGGAGGGGCCCCATAGTACGAAAAGTCGCTCCACTTCACCATCGTAGGATAGTAGGCCCCGGCTTTCGTGACGCCCAAGGCGATAAGCTGATCCTTATAGGCCCTAAGGACCTTGCAGCGATCGTCAGCGTCCCAGCCCGTTAGGCTCTCATAGGAGCCTGCGCCCGTCGTTTTGAATAGCGGGACGTGGGAGGCTCGATTGATGTACGAGACGCCGCCGAG